AAGAATACGCTTGGGATACCCATGTAGCGACCCTCACCCTGGATACTGTAAAATAATTCGGCTACTTTGATTTTTGACATTGATCACCTGTGACAATTATGTTGAAAGATGGTTCTATTATATAGCAAATCAGGAGTTCAAATCAACTCTGAACTCCTGATTTATTTTTGAGCAACTACTGATTANGCTGCTTCGAGTAGCATCGCGGTTGCCTTTTGTTTGATGTTNCCATCAGCACCATACAGGCTACTTACAAATTGGCGATTTGGGTCGCGNCGGGCAGTTCCGTGAGTAAACTTCTCGGTCACTGCGTTAAGTACATTCCAGGCTGTACCACGACCTGAGTCAGCACCAAGACCATGACGAAGACGATACATAAGATCATCAACAGCACGTGTGGTAGCCAAAGACACTTCAGCATCTTGAGACTGCTCTGCTGCCTTGCCAATAAGTTGTTTGAAGAACTTATGGGCAGCATCATCGTTCATCTTGACCAGCGTTAGGGTCTTCATTGAATCGATGTAGTTAGACCAATTGTCGTCCAGCAGACCAAGATCAATTTTCATCTGGCGTGCATCAAACGCTTGACGGTGAGTACGACGAGCCTTACGGCCACCTTCTTCATGGTTTGCAATCTCGAGTGTGTTATTGCAAACAACCCGTGTGGAGACAAACTTAGCTGTGGTTGCAAGTGTTCCATCAACACCAGTCATCAGCAAGAGCTGTCCACGAACTTCGTCACCAGGAAGGATCTCATTCACTCGACCTGTCTCAGCAGTAGCCCAAAAGCGCTTGCCATTGAACAACACACCAGCAACACTCAACTCCATCTTGTGGATCTTAGTGAGATCGCGAAAGAACTCAAGCACTTCACGAGGCTGTACAACTTTAAAGTCTTCACTCACAACGCTCAAAGGCTTATTTGAGTCTGAGCGAAAGAGTACTTGCTGACCTGCGAAGGTTTTACGTCCACCAGTCGTCTTGTACTCAACAGGAGCACCAACTACATCCCAGTCCATTTGTGCTGCTTCAATCCACTTCTCAATAGAAGCACCACGTTGCAGTTCTTGACCAAGACCGTGCCAAGGCCTTTCACCTACATACGCAATTTCAGATAAACCGGTTTTTTCGTTTGTGTAAATTTCGTGTGCCATGATATAAATTTCCTCAATTAGTTAACAGAACCAATATCATCTCACAACGGTTAATAAAAGTCAACTCCCGCAGAGTTTAGCGGTTTTTTGTGGTATCGGTACCATTCAGGTTGTTTTGCAATCCGCTCTTTAATGCGCTCAAGGTTGACCTTTCGAGCATATTCATCTGGTTGCCAATCTATCTGTGGAAACTTGTCTAGCTCTTTCCAGTACACCCGTCGTTGTGATGGATCAATGTTGTATCCACGTTTAACCAATTCATCTATCAAACTTAGCCATCTATTCATTAAGTAGTTCTTTTTATTGTAAAAGAACATCACGTGGCCACGGTTAAGTGTGTACTTGTCAGATGGCTTAAATGTGTCAACTTTTGATCGACGAGCAGAAGTCATTACCATAGGCAGCTCTCGATACTCTGCCATTAGGTGTTGGTCAGTTAGTTCTTCAACAGGTATTACATTGATTCGCGTCATACATTCACTATCATAGAAAAATCGTTTTTCTTTTCCACTTTTACAACATGATCAAACCGATCAATCATTTGGTCAACTTTGTGGGAGATTACAAATATGTTTGTATGATCCCCAAACTGATTCATTATTGACAAGAAATAATCTATGCCACCTGCATCCAGGGCACCATCAAGAATCTCATCGAGAATCATGATGTTGGTGTTCACACTATTTTTCATCTTGGCAATCTGTCGCCACGTAAACAGGATGGCCAAGTCAATCCTTCGCTTCTCTCCCTCGGAAAAGGAGTCGTAGGTGAACACATCACGATTACGTGATTTAATAACTTCGGTAAAGGACTCATCCAGCTCAAACTTAACAAAGAAGTCCATTGCAGACAGATACTTGTTAACCAGCTTATTCATTACTGGAAGATACTCGCGAATGATTGCTGTCTTAATACCTGTATCTTTTAACAAAGCTCCTGCTACTTCATGAAGCTGTTTTGTATCCAATAAGGTTTGTTTTTGATTAACCAGCTCTACAGCATCTACCGCATACTGTTTCATCTTTGATTTTTCTTCAACGAGGTTTGTTGTGTCAACATTTGCAGTAGCTGCTTCTTTTTGCAATTCCTCATTCTGTTCATTCAACAATCTAATTGTGCTATTGAGAGTTGAAATTTCAATAGTCTTATCACGCATTTGATCAAGTGCAGCTTTGTACACCTTTAGCTGACTATCGAGCTTTTCAATAACTGAGTCAATGTCACTACACTTCTTCTCGTGGTCTTTAATCTTATTGTTTAGTTCGTTAATGATGTTGTGCTTATGATCATCGTTAATGTGCTGTGAGCAACTAGGACAGGTTTCATTGTCGTTAAAGAACTCAATGTTATGATTACACGAATCTATGTTTGTCCCAATCTTCATCTTCATTCGAGCTGCTTTGGTTAGGGCAGATATCACCTCATCATGTTTTACTTGTTTCTGCTGAAGGATGTTTACATCGGCTGTCAATACATCAATCTTATTGGATGATTGTTTAATAGCATCGTTGTTTAATTGTATCTTCTGCTGCAACGAATCAATCACATTCTGACGTGATGTCTCGAGCACTTCTATTAATTTTTTCTGACTTTGGATTTTAGTTCGGTGGTGTGCGACTTCATTCTCAATTCTGGTCATCTCATCTTTTACTGCAGCAGTTTTCTCTTTAAGAATTTGATTCATTATGGAGAACACTTTGATGTCAAGAATATCTTCAATTACCTCTCGTCGAGCTGTTGACGACAGCTGCATGAATGGTACAAATGTAGCTGATCCTAAGATCACTACTTGAGTGAATGTTTTGTAATTTAGTTTAAGGATTTGCTGCTCAAGTACTTTCTGATAGTCTTTAAGAGCTGCATCCTGGTTAATCATCTCACCATTACACCAAATCTCAAACACATTAGGTTTGATTCCTCGTTTAACAACATAGTGCTTTCCGTTGGTAGAAAACTCAATCTCTACCAAACAGTTTTTCTGGTTGATAGAGTTAACCAACTGCCCCTTGTTGACATTACGAAAAGGTTTGCCAAACAAAGCAAAGGTCAGCGCGCATAACATTGTAGACTTACCATCACCATTACGACCCGTAATTAAGGTCGATGGGTGTTTGTTAAGCTCTATGGTGTTTGCAGTGTTGCCGGTGCTTAAAAAATTACGATACTGGAGTTTTTTGAACACTAACATTATTACAAAGATTTTCCAATTGTGTTGTAGATTAACGTGTCTAGTTCTTGATCATAGTCTTTGTTGAGGCGTTTCTTTTGCCAAATTTGATCTATTAAAAGTGAAATTTGATCACTTGATATACCAAGTTTACAATTCACACCCCTACTCTCTAATTCTTCAATGAGGACATCTGTATTAATATCCGTCATGTCAATTTCTACATCTGTATATACGGTATGATATGTCATTATATATTCTCCGGGTTAAAATTTCAATTTTATAAATATGTGTAGATCGCGAGGTTGGGGCCTCCATCTACTCTAACGCTAATAAGGAGCATCAGCATGTTTATTTATTATGTGTACGCATACATTAATCAAAGAACAGGATTCCCTTACTATATTGGAAAGGGAAAGGGTGGTCGAGCTTGGACAAAGCATCCGGGAGTGAGTGTACCCAAAAATTCCCAAATGATTGTAATTTGTGAGAGTGGTTTATCTGAATTGGGAGCTTTAGCAATTGAAAGACGTCTTATTAGGTGGTTTGGTAGAAAAGATAACAATACTGGAATTCTTATTAACCGCACTGACGGTGGAGATGGTTTATCTGGTCGTGTCATGTCAGTTGAAGAAAGAAAGTGGAGATCAATCCACTTTTCAGGAAACAATAACCACAGATATGGCGTATTGGTTTCTGAACAGACCCGACAGAAAAATCGCGAGTGGCAGTTAAACAGACCTCCAATTACAGAAGAAACGCGTCGCAAACTTGTAGATAGCCGTTTAGGGAAATTGAGAGGAAAATACGATATAAAAAACTCTAAAAAAGGCATACCTAAAGCTAAAGTTGTGTGTAGATTAAGTGACCGTAAAGAGATGGACATTGGAAATTTTATCAAATATATTAATCGTCTTCAAATTGATTTATCGCCTCCACATACAAGGTCTTCATAAACTGCTTGATCTTTTCTTTGTCAGCATCAGTATCAATTGACTCAATGTAGTTGGAGAGAACATCCATAGTGTCCTCTAAATCAATATCCTCACCAACTTCACCGTCTTGAAATTCAGACATGTCTTCTATAACTTTAATTTCATAGCATTTCTTACCGTACAGCTTTTGAACAAAATTGTCAAATTTATATAGATCTGTTTTTGACGTCACCACCAACTTTACAAAACAATTGGCAAGGTCTAGTGAAGATAGGTCAACCAACTCTTCTGTATCATTGTAGTCCAGTCTTACAAATAAAGTGTACGGATTCTCAACAAACTCAAGGGCCCTGGTATCTGTGTCAAACACATGAAATCCCTTTGGGTCGTTGTAGTCTTGCCAAGTCATTTCATATGGAGTACCAGCATATACGATGTTGCCTCGTTGAGACTTCGTGTGGTAGTGACCTGACACAACCAGCTCATACTTTTCAAACATAGATGCCGGAAGCCCCTCATGAGACTCAACACCTCGATACATTGAAAAGTTTTCAATCTCGAAGTGTCCCAGACAAAGATCTGATTTGGATTTACTAATGAAATCCATAATGTCATCCTCGTTGTCGTTACAAATCCAAGGAATGATATCAATAGATGTTTCGTTGTGCTGGACACCAGTAGGCTTAGTATAGACCACTACATTGCTGTACTCTCCAAGGACAAGAGATGGTGAGTTGATATCTACAGACTCCCTCATGTGAATGTCGTGATTGCCAACCAATACATGAAGTCTAATGTTGTTCTCTTTGAGTCTATCAAACAGGATCCGTTTAGACTCACTAAGTGTCTTAAAGTTGATATACTTGCGGCGATCAAACAAGTCACCTAGTTGGAATATAGTATCGATATCATGCTCAACACAATAGTCAATTAGATAGTCGTAGAACCTCTCAAAGTAATTGTAAAACAAAGAAAGGTCATTCCGACATCCCCAATGTGTATCACCCAATAGAATAAATTTACTATTCATGTTGGTTATCACTCTCTAATAGATCATCAAGTGTAGGTTGTTTCTTTTTCTTTTTGGCTTTCCGCTGTTCTTCTTTCTCAACAATGTCGTCAAACACACCACTGTTTTGCATAAAGTCCCTATACGAGTTTACGAATGTGCCATCCTCATCTTGCTCTTGAACATCAAACTCATCAAAGGGCATATCCATGATAATCTTGCCTTTGATGAGAGTCTGTTTCTTTTCTTTTTGGATCCGACGGATGAATGCATAGTAAATGATTTGCGTGAAGTACGCAAATGGATTACTCGATCGTTCTGGGTTAAAATTGTCGATGTACATCAAACAGTTCTCAATTCCATCCGACACCATCTCATCACGATATGTGTAGTTAATGAAGTTGGGTTTGTATGCCAGGTGCTGGGCAATCTTTAAGATGCATTCACCAAGATAGTTGGATACCCGTGGTTTGGGATCCCCAACTTCTTCTGCATCTTTTACCTGTTGTTTGTACTCTTTGATTGCAGCAAGAAAGTCTGCATTGTTTACATAGTGAGCGGCCATCATTTATCCTTATAGTTACTTCTCAACATAATATACTAACTTATTGACAAACTGTCAACTTTTATTTTTATTTGACTTAAATTTCTTGGGCACGTATAATTTTCTATGTCCGGCCGCATGTATGAATAGCTATAGGTTAATGCTTAGTATCGTTACCTTCTACTAAATGCTTGTTATCAATCCTTGCAGCTAGTTGATCTAAAGATTTATCTTCTTCAATTACTTCTTGTGTCTTAACATGTAATGCAGCTTCAACATTATCAACCATCTTTAAGAACTTATCTGCAATATCAAAAACTAGCAGGAACAACAAATTCAACGCGATCACGATTGATCTCGTAACTACACTTCATCCGATAGAGCACGAGTAGGGCACCATCGTCAAATTACTTGTAGTTGGATTAAACTTTACAAAGTATGGGTGCTCCACTCGGATCATCTGATCTACTTCTCCTCCAATTAAAAGAGCAAGCACATCTTCCCCATTTCTGAGTCTTATAACTGCGACGCAATCCATTATAGGTCAACCTCCAGCAGCTTGATTGGGAACTCTTCTTCCATGTAGAGCTTATACCTTTCGGCACCATGTTTGAGAGTATGGTTTTTCCAAGACTTCCAATGAAGATCATCTGTAATGTCAAACAGCTTACAATGATCCTTCCCATTATTTAGCCGTAATCCTCTCCCGATAGATTGCAAGTTTCTAATCCTCGATTTAGAAGGAGATGCAAATATAATGTTTTCAATTGATGGGATGTTAATACCTGTTGAGAATACACCAAAGGATGCAATTACAATAGCATTTGATTTTTGGGATAGAACGTGTCTAACTTCTTCTCTATCCGACACATCAATACCACCATGGATATAAAAGACCTCTTTATCAACTGCTTTATCAGCAATCATTTGATACAGCACATCTCCATGCTTCTCAACAAACTGAAACAACACTAATGTATTGCCTGTGGTTGATACAGCTAAATTTCTAATAAACTTATTGCGTGATGGATTTTGTACTAGAAAATCAACTTCTGCTTGATAATCCATTTTAGCACACTGTCGCCGAACATCTTCCGGATACTTCAACATCAACGCTGTAATCTTCAAGGGAGACAGCTTATTATCTTCAATCAGCTTTTTGGTAGTTGTTACTTTATGAACTTTACCAAACATCCCCTCAAGCACTAGCTGGTGTACTTTTTTGTTATCAAGTGATCCTGTAGTACCTATCCGATACTTAACGTTGGGCATGCGCTCCATAATGGTAGTCAACGACTTTGACTTAAACTGGTGAGCCTCGTCACCAATGATACAGTTGAATTGTTGGAACCATGGTTTGGGCATAGTGTAAGCAGACTGCCATGTGGTAAACAAGATATCCGAGTCTACTTCTTTAGGAAATCCTGAGTACAGCTTTTGACAATGATTAGGCACATCCCACTCATTAAAGGTAGAATAATCAACAAAGTCAGAATACATCTGCTCAACTAGAGATGTGGTTGGTACCATTACAATACACTTCTGCCCTTGATCTAATAGCCACCTGCATATTGTGTAAATAATTAAAGACTTACCTGATCCAGTTGGACTGAGAACTAACCGCCTGTTGTATTTTAAAGAACTCCAAATAGAATCTACTTGATAATCTCTAATCTCAATTGGCTGTCCTCGCCCACACAGATTTAAACTTTCGGCATACGATTGAACATCTTCAGGGGAGATATCATTAACCGATACAACCTCGTTCTTATATTCCAGCTCATGGTTATAACGCTCAGCAAATGTGTGTAAGTAATCTACTAATCCTGTGTACAGAGTTTTACGAAGTGGATCGTATAGCCGAACCTTGCCGTCCCATAATCTAGCTTTGTATTGTGGGGTAAATTTGGCTCCAGGGTATTCGTATGTAAAATAGTCAACAAGTTCCCCCTCTACTCCAAAATCATCGGAGTAGACTCTAAGGTGAACTTCATTTAATTTTTCAACTGTGATAACTGCCATTATGATCCTGCAAGAAATTGTTTCCAAGTAATTCCATTTTTGACTTGCCAATCTCTTTGTTTAATCTGAGACATGATTGACTCAAGTGCGTACACCATGGTATCGATATAATCTAGTCGAGCTTGAATTTGACTCAAGTCCTCATCACCTTTAAGAAACTCATCCATTTCAGCTTTGAGGGGTTTATTGTACTGCCATTGTTCCCAACCCAACTGTTTTAGATCATCACGAGATAGCTCACCTCTATAGTACCTAAACTTTAGCTTACGTAAGTTGTTGTACTCAATGTCAAGTGACGTCTTTTTTAGTTTTGCGTTAACTAAAAGTTTGAGATACTTGGCGTGGAGTTTAGCAGTGTGAGTAGAGGCCTCACCAAGGTGGTTGTCGTCAATCCGTGAATCAGCTTCCCACATCACCAACACATCATCTAATTTCATTATAAAATCCTTATAAATAAAAGTACTGATCGCGAAGCAGCAACTTCCACCAGTTCTAATATCTATTAAGGAGATATCAGCATGAATATTTATTCACCATCAAACCCACCACCTAACTTCTACGTGTACGCCTATTTAAGAGCTGACGGCACTCCGTACTACATAGGCAAAGGCAGTGGTAGACGAGCTTACAACAAGCATAAAGGCCATCATACACCAGGTCAGATTCATCGCATAGTTATTTTAGAAAGTAATCTTACTGAAGTTGGATCGCTTGCTATTGAACGCCGCATGATTCGCTGGTATGGTAGAAAAGACATCAACACCGGAATTTTGCGAAATTTAAATGATGGTGGCCAAGGTTCTAGTGTGGGGAGCAAAAACAGGGTAAATTACCAACATAGCGTCTCAACCAAACAGCAAATATCTACATCACTAACTGGTAGAAAATTATCTATTGATCACAAAAAATCACTGTCTAAAAACCACCGTGGAATGACTGGTAAATCCCCTACTCCAGAACATAGAAAGAAAATATCAGAATCACAAAAAGGTCGACCTTTATCTCCAGATCACATTCAAAAACTAAAAGATGCACAACAACGTCGTAGAATGCGCGAAAAACAAACTACATAAAATTATAGTAAGTATACCTGAAAGTAGCATTTCCAGCAAGGTAAACCGTATCCATTGTAGTGGATTGAAGCTGCAGAGATTGTAGTGATGTTGGGAACATATCAACAAAGCGGATAGTTCTGGCCACATTGTTTGAAGAATTAAGAATTTGGAGCACCCCATCTGAGTACCCTGCAAGTAGCTCATTTGTATTTACTGCATCCGTTCTAGATCCAATAAAATTACTGTACTGCTCATGGCGCTCAGGAAATCCTAAACCAATTAACCAATTGTGAACAGCAATGTAGTTGGTCATTGCCTCATCAATTAAAAACATAATACTGAACTCACCAAAGGATAACTTCTCACCCGGCATAGGATTTAGTACTAGCGGATTTTCTGTATCAGCAGATGGGAGGTCAATACTAGGTACGGTGGCTTCTTGACAGAAGAAAGAAATTTCCGGAAGCTTTGTAACGCTAAACAAAAACCCATTTGATTGCAAGGGGTTTATATTGGCGGGAATTGGACAGGTTAGTGTTTGCATTATGAATCCTTATAAATAATGGTGTAGGTCACGAGACGGGAATCTCCACCTACTCTAACGCTAAAAAGGAGCGCCAGCATGATTATTTATTCGATCTATAAAATCACTAATCTTGTAAACAACAAGATTTACATTGGTTGGACTTATCGTAAGCCAGCCAAAAGATTCCACGAACATTCCACCCGCAACAACTGCCCAATTGCCTGGTCTATCAATAAGTATGGATCTGATAACTTTTGTTTTGATATTATATACCAAACTAAAGATTTAGTCCACTCCCGAGAGATGGAGACATACTTCATTAAGGAATATAATAGCTTAGTTGAACAGTATGGATACAACAGAGATTTAGGTGGTACAGGTCACAAACGCACTGCCGCTACCATTGAAAAACATCGTGAGAAGATGTTGGGCAAGAAGCAGTCTGAGGAGCATATTCAGAAACGTATTAAAAGGGGTGCAGATAATCCCAGCTACGGTAAACTAGGCAAAGATGCACACGCATACGGTAAAAAACAATCAGAACACCAAAAACAAAGAACTCGTGAAGCTAACTCAAAATCATATATCATAACATTTCCAGACGGCACAGAAACCAAAATCACCAATCTTCGTCAGTTTGCACTTGCTCATAACCTTGATCCAGGTAATCTTAGTAAAGTAGCTTACGGTATTGTAAGCCAACATAAAGGGTTTAAAGCCCGTCACGCATAAAAAAGAGGCTCCGAAGAGCCTCTTTTCAATTATTACTCTAATGAGTAACTAACTTGATTACATCAAGTTGGTCACTTTCACCTTGCGATAGTAATAATTTTTATCAGCTGTCAAATCACCCTGGTATGTTGTACCATCGTCAAGATCAACGAATGGGTTAGCAACCATGCCGTAGCGAGTCTTGAAGCCAATTTTTGGCTGGAAAGACTGTGGGTCAACTGCACGAACCATCTGGAGAGGCACGTATGGGCAGTAGAAGAGACCAGCGTCAAATGCTGAAGGACCTTTGTAGCCAACTAGGAAGAACTGAGTGGCGGACTGGTTAGCAGCATATGGATCGATGTAAACTTTGTACTTGCCGTTTAGAACGCCAGCAAAAGTTGTCGAAGCTTCATCAACATTTAGACCTGTTGAAAGAGCAGGAGCGTAGTCAAGAACACCAGCCATTGCTAGAGCAGATGCAACATCTGACGAGCAAAGGATGAAGTTACCACGGCCACGACGTGTCTGCTGCGCAATCGCGTTAGCTTCACGCTCGATTTGGAACATTAGACCCTTGAATTTCTCAACAGACCAACGACCGTTAGCGTCAACGTCAAGGTCAAATGTACCTTGAGCTGCTGTACCAACTTGTGCACCTGGCTTAGCAGTTGTATAGATTGTGCGGATAACTTCGCGGTTGATTTCAGCAAGAATTTCAGCTGAAAGAATGTTGCTTAGTTCGCCTTCAGCATCAAGACCGTGAACAGCTTTCAAGTCTTGTGCGAGTTCGATTGAGTACTCAGCTTTTAGAGCACGTGTCTTAGCAACAACCGATGTCTTCTCAATTGAGAAAGCCATTTCGCCAAAAGCGCCATCGCCTTCACCTGAACCACCAAGACGCTCAGCATCAGCTGTAGTGATACCACGGCCTGTTGTAACTGTACCTGTCCATGGGGACAGATCAGACTGCGATGCGCCGTCGCCAGCAAAGCCAGTATCAGCTTCGTTGAAAAGAGCTTCGTCGCCATTCTGTGCACCGTAGCGTGACTTCATTGCGAAGATCAAGCCTGTTGGCTGTGTCATTGGCTGAACGCCGCAGATGTCATACGCAATCATTTGTGGCATTGCACGGCGAACTAGGCTGATAAGAACTGGATCATATCCAGCAACTGTACCAGTAGCAGCACCAGCACCACCAAGAGCAATACCTGAACCGCCGGCATTTGTTGGAGACTCAAATAGAGCTTCGGCTTGTTTAGCCATTTCGCGCTCTTGGTTCTCAAGAAGAATAGCTGTAACTTCCTTGCGGTAGTTATCTTTGATTTGTGGAAGCGAGTCGTGGTTTAGAACCGGGGCCCACTTTTCCATTAGTTGTTTACGATCGGACATGTTTCTTTCCTTTTTATTTAAGTTTGTCTAACGCTGACAGATAACCTTTGATCTTTGGATCGACGTACTTAGTAGCGCCTTCTTCGGTCAATGTAACTGGAGCATCGGTTACAACAGATTCAACAACTGGTGTTGTTGCCTTGTTTGTGAAATAGCTTTCACGGATTGTCTGAGCTTTTTTAGTGAACGACTCAACACCATCAAACTCCAACTCTTCAACCAAAGCCTCAAACTTCTCTTTATCTGTTTCAACCAGACCTTCGGAAATCTCTGATTTAACACGAGCAATTTGATGCTCAGCTAGTTGTTTGTTGAGCTCAATAGCTGCAGCCATTTGCTCGTCTAGCTTTGTGTGTAGGTCTGCTACTTCTGTTTCAAGAGCACCCAACACATCAAACTTCTCTTCAGGAATGTCAATGTAGTGCTCTTGGAATAGATCCTTCAAGCCACCAACAAAACCTTCAAGAATTTCAGACTTCATACCACTCTCAAGGGCAATTTCATTCTGTTCAATCCACTGCTCGACTACGTAGTCAAGATATCCATCAACTTTTTCAACAAGACCCTCTTTAATTACTTCGACTTGCTCGGCGATCTTTTGCTCGTAAGCTTCGTCTAGTTTAGCAACTTCTTGCTTAACACGGTTCATAACAGCCGCTTCAAAAATAGTAGCAGCTTTTTCTCTGAATTCTTCAGACAACTCTTCGCCAGAAACTAGAGCATCAATATCTTCTTTCATGGAAGTGATGTTGCTAGCTTCAGGAGCAGATGCGCCCTTTGTGACAACATTAGCTGTTTTAGCTTTGCCGCCAATTTCTTGTTTGTCAACGTTATTCTTTTTGTTGTCGGGATTCTCTTCACTACCCTCAGAAGGGTCGTTGATATCAGTGGCTTCCTCAAGAGTTTCCTCTTCAGTAATTTCCACCTGATCTTCGATATCCGTAGATTTCGACTCAGCAAGAATTTCTTTAATTTTTTGTTCGATAGACATAAGTTTCTCCTGTAAACTCTATATTATTTATACAATTAAAATTTTCACCTGGCCCATTATTGTTATTTCAAGCTGTTCAGGAAGTTCTGAAACATTCTCGCTTGAGATTCTACCACTTGCTTTGCAGTCATTTTTCTAATATCAGATTTGATTTGCTCAGCCATAATCCACGACTTTGTAGATGCGTTATACACCCACTCTTTGCCTTCCATGACACCCTCAACAAAGGCATCTGGAGCAGAAGGATCTGCAACGATATCAGCAGCAGTTGCTAACATGAAATCGTCCTGTACTAGGTTAACACCACCTTTTTCTACTAGTGATCCCAACCCCCGTGAGGATACTCCAAGTTGGGCACCCTCGTCAATTAGTGATTTAACAATTTTGCCATATGGGGTGTCCATAATCTTGGCTTTGCCAATAAAATTATCACCCTCTAATTTAAGAGTCTTGATCATGTGCGATACACGATCAAGGTTAATAGTTGGGGAATCAGGGTGGCCCAGTTCTCCAAATGCACGGTTCTTAGTTACGTATTCTTCGTTGTATCGTTTGACTTCCTTTTGAAGGATCTCTTTAGGATACATACGGCCGTTACGATTCTTTAAATTAGATTGAAGAAACACGCCCTCAATAAAATACTGCTTACCAGGTCCCTTTTCTTCAACAATTAATTTAACTGCTTCTGTGTGCTCTTTTATGAGTTTAATTTTAATTCTCCTTATGCTTGCAGCTAGCTTCCTGCTACTGATGGATCGTCATACGGTCCAAATTGTTCGGGTTCAATTGTTGTCTTATATCCCGAAATCTTTCGAAGTCTTAACCAGCATTCTGCTTGGGCTCCCGATATAGTAACAATAACGTCTTTGTCTTCGTTGATGTTATCGGGGATCATGTTTTGACCACTAAAATCTAAAAATCCAGCTGCATTGGCTTGAAGAGTCATCACTACAACAGAATTACGTGCAATTGAGATAATTCCACCATCAGCACCTGTCCAAGATACTCCAGTGATTGTCACCCTTTGCGTATCACCATCAGTTACTTGACCTGCAGCTACAATATCTGTAGATAGACTAATGGTAGCTGCAGCACTTGTACCAGCAACTTTTACCACAGCTTCCTGATGAACTTTCTTGATAATTGTTTTTGTTACAGCCATTAGTTATCTCCTATTTGGTCTACTATGCTGAGAAAATTATCAGCCGTCTTACGCATATAACCGACAACATCATCATGTTGCCCAAATAAATTATTTATCTTGTGGTAAGTACTCTCATCAATTAATATAGCAGATCCATCTTCTAAATTAAATTCAATCTTACCTTCTACAACTTGATCTAAGTTATTAATCTTACGAATTTCGTGTGCAATGGGATCTAACGTAAATATTTTAGAAGAGGCTAGCTCAACATACGACTCAATTAGAGTGTCTGTAACTTTAACATCACTGTGGTGTTCTCTAATAATTTGAGCTACTTTATTATCAGATAGACCTTCGTATATCTCCGCTTGTATTTGGTGTTGCAACTCTTCTTGTACTTTTTGTTGCTTAATACCAGATACTGCTTCTTCTAATGATTCATATGAAGTATACTCACCATTAATTAGCACATCTCCGCTTACTGTTTCAACAATACGAACTCCATAACAGAATGCTTGATCTTTTACTGCAGATTCTGTTATGGCTGAATACATAGTATTCTGAAATTGTTTGTAGTACATTACTTTACGTGCTTAATCTTTCCACCCATTTCAGAGAAGTCATCTAACTCTGTGTCAGATAGGTGTTCTCCAGCTTTAATACCGCTTGCAAAGTTTTTGCCAACTGCATGCACTTTATATTTACCGCCACCTACATGCTGAACATGCAGTGCATCCGGATGGACGGTGTTAGGCTTTTTTGGATCTAATGCTTCTTCAACTTGCTCAACTTCTTCTTGTTGTTTGAACATGTTGGTAGCAACATCTTGGCGCATGCTATCCAACCGGGATGTAATACGGTTGGCCATCTCTGATTCAAAGTTTTGTTGAATTGCCACGGAATCTCCGGAAGCAATTGCATCAATTAAATCACGTGTACTCATTCTTCATCTCCTTGTTGATCTATACTTGGTTGGTTTCTTGCTACTTGCATTTCACCTTGATGCGAAGCAAAGTCTAGCTGATCGTCTCGATCTTCTTCCATCTCTTGGTCAATTTCTTTAATATCATCTTCAGTCTGCATCAACACGTTTTTGCGGATCCAGTTAGATGAATAATATTTACCAACAAACGGGTCAATTTGCTGTAGCAGTGCTACCCTATTGTTCATTATTTCTGCATTCTTTAGCTCAGCAAAGTGATTATCGCGTTGATAATCAAATCTGATAAAGTAGGCTAATTCATCCCACTCATCTGCGCGAATAATTCCCTTTGCTATTAACTGAACTCGTAATGCATCAACAAACAACTTTGTAAACTTTTTGCGAAGCCGTTCAATAAACTTGTTGAACTTAATTTCTTCGCGAGTAATCTCTGATGCTCTACCAAGACTGAAGTTCTGTTGTGGTTGAAGTCTTGATAGTGGAACATTCAACGACTGAAACAGCTTAGTTTGGAAGTACTGGATGTCTTCAATCTGTCCAAGGTTCTGACCACCCTGAAGGGTTGTAATCTCAGTTCCCTTGCCACCTTCACGCCGTGGCATCCAGAAGTCTTCCATCAACGACAAATGTTGACGATTATCTTTTACTTCTCCTGTTGCTGCATCGTATACTACTTTGTTTCTAAACTTAACCATGATGTCGTTAACATATTGCTCAGCTTTAACTTTCGGCAAATTACCAACATCAATGTAAAAAATTCTGCGTTCTGGTGCTCTGGAAATACGATAGATAACTAACGCATCTTCCATCATCTTAAGCATGTTCACTGGCTTGATAGCTTTGTGAAGGTAACTTAAAATCATACTAGTGTTTGAATCAATTAACCCAGACGTTGCCTGAATAATTGAATCAGGTGACATCTTTACACCTTGAGTAGTTTGCTCTGTAATACCGCGGTCGTTGTATAGATAGTACTCTTCTACATTCTTAACAACTTCAACTCCCTTTTTGTTCTTCTCTTTTTTAACGTTTTTAATTTTACGAATTTTGCGGGGGTCTACAAAGCGCAACTCAGCAATGCCATTTTTAATATTGCTTTCGTCTAGGATGATATGGTAGTACATTCTTCCATCGATGTACCACTGGCGAAACATATCATGACCTTTTTCATCAAATTTGTATAATCTTAAAACTTGATCAAATTCGTCACGTATTTTCTTTTTAATTGATTCAGATACTTTTAAGTCATCAAGAACAAGTGTCACCGGTGGAGCACTTGAATCTGCTACAATAGCTTCACTAACGATGTCTTCAATTGCTGCATCGCAATCTGCATATTGGGCAGCTTCACGATAACGACGGATTAGGTCGTTTTCGTTTTTAACAATACCCTCAAGATCAACTACAAGTCCGTAATACGCAGCCGCATTATTAACAACAGTAGATCCATCATCAGCAGTGGGAGCAATTACGCTCCCACGCTTTTCTAATGGAGATGGCTTACGCTTTATTTCGAATCCAAACACATCCATAATTAATTATCCTTGTTGATATCTAATCAGATACCATCAGTTGTGAAGTAATTGTATGTAAACTCTACGTCAAAAATTTCAATCTGGTTATTTGTTTCAAAATCAAGAGCAATTTGACCAACTGATGTTGGGTATGCATCAAAGAATTTGTAAGTCTTAATAACGCGATCATTGCGATCAAGCTGATAAACCGACATATCAACTTGATAGTCGCCTGGACGTTGAATACCGTTTGTGGCGGTATAAGATAGAACACCATTGTGCCAACGCTCCATCGTGTTACGGATTAGGAAGTTGGTGTCGTTGTATACTCCGACTGTCCAAGGCTGGAATGTGCGCTCACCAGCAAAGTGAACTGGACGACCACGATATGCTGCTGTGATGTCTTCCATTGTTGAAGCTGGTAGAATTGCTGTACGGCACAAAAACTGTGCTGCGTTACCTGCGGCAGTTGCGATCGATCCGATAAAAGCTGGGAATGTTAGCTCTACTCGGAATTGATTTGGGCGGGCTCCGCCTCCCTGCATCTGTGCTTTAAAAGCTGAAATAGTTGCCATTTACTTGTTCTCCTTAAGTGGAGGCCCTAAGGCCTCCGTTGTATTTATTAGCCACCAATTTCGTCGAACGAAATTCCTGTACGAGCTGCGATGAAGTTGAGGGTAATGAAGTTGATCGAACGGGCTGGCTTGACAAAAATGTCAGCAACAAACTCGTTGCGGTCAATTACTTCACCAGTGTTGTTTGATTCGTCGCAAACAACGCGGAAATCAATAACACCACGGCGGCCCTGAACATCCCGTAGGAAAGGCTCAACAAGCGAGCGGAACTGTGCGCGGGTGAATGAATCGTTGAATTCAAACAACTGATACTTAGCAGCAGTTGCAATTGCTTTTTCGAGAACGATAAACAAGCGACGTACGTTGATACGATCAAATGCGGATGGCTTAGCAAGAAGAGTCTTGTCACCAAACAACACAACACCTTGACCTGGGAACGACACGACTGGGTTAACACCATTCTTGTAGAGCTCGTCGCGATCTGTCTTGTTAGGATTAACAGCTAACTTAACAACATTCTTGATCTGACCACGATTTAGACCACCTGGCGACCACCATGGATCGTTGGTGAAGTCTGTACGAGCACATAGACCAGCAATGTCACCGTTTAGAGGAATCCAACGATATGTGTCGTTGTAGCGGTCATATTGGTACTTGTAACCTGAATCAAGAACTGCGTAGGAAGAGCTTACATTGAAGTCTGTACCTTGACGGAAAGCAATGATGTCTTCAATAGCGTCTTCACCACGGAGCACTTCGCCGTCTGGTGAAACTGGGGATACAAACACCACGCAGTCTTTGCGGATTTCAGCAACATTGTCAACAATCCAGCGAGCTGTCTGAGCACGAACACCACCAGCCATAACTAGCTGGATGTCGTATAGTTCAGAATTAGCGAAGATTTCATAAGCAGCTTGAACTTGGCCAGCAGCTGGGGATAGGTCATCAGTTCCACCTGTTAGTGTACGGGTGATGGCTTCTCCGAGAGATGCAAACGCAACGTTAAGAGCTTGGCTGCCCCAGTTTGTTCCGCTTGTTGGGTGATCCATCCACCAAACATATTTGGACTGAGCGTTAACAACTTCACGGTAGTAGTTGTTGGATCCATCTGATCTACGAGCATCAGATGCTTTGGATACAAATGCAAACTTCTCGATGATCGCACCAGCTTGACCTGTCCACAGACCAAGGGCATCAATTACGATAATGTGAAGTTCGTCGTTCTCACCACCAACACTGCTTACATATGTTGATGTGCTTGGAGGAGCATCAAACTCGGATGCATATGTCCAATCATCAAATGTGTCGGCATCGGCCATGGAAACTGTAACTGAGTTTCCAAGTGATCCTGGATACTTAGCTGCAAATTCACCATACAGACCAGCACCATTTAGGAACGTGTCGTCGTAAAAGTTTTCGTTGTTGATTTTAACGCCGCTAGCAGCAATTGTAGTTGTTCCCGAGAATCCTGCGCCTTCAGCATCTGATACAGAGATTGAAGGAGCTGCGCTGTATCCGGATCCAGCAGTGTTATCACCACCAGAGAATGTGAAGCCAGTAATTACACCGTCTTCCACAACAGCAGTCGCAACAGCCTGAATTCCACCTTCAACATCAGGAGGGCTGATCACAACGGTTGGGGATGATGTATAATCAGCGCCACCATCAACAATTGTTACACCAGTAACCGAACCTGACTGAACAGCAACAGCATTACGTGCATTTTCAGCATCTGCGCGGATTAGTAGCAGGTTGTTTGAATACGATAGAAAGTTTGCTGCCGTAAAGAAATCTCGCTGATTTGCATCAGTTGGCTTTCCAAAACGAGCAACAAGTTGATTTTCCGAAGAAATTGTTGTGGGATCCATTACAGGTCCCCACACAAATGCACCAGCAAAAGCACCATTGGAAGTGGCCACTGCTGGTACAATATTTGTTAGGTCTTTTTCGGTGACCAATACACCAGGTGAAAGCTGAAAAGCCATTATTGTCTCCTTGTTAACAACGACGAATAGAGTAGATCCACACTATTTCTCACTATTATTTATACAATTCAAAAGTTCAGTAATTCAATCTGATCAGGTGTGAGGTGGTATGGATTGTCTTTCGACGGTAGTTTTTTATTGTCAAAAACCTGTGTTTTTAATTCAGCAGGTTTGTTATCTTCAAAAAACCCAAAAGGGGTCATTGCATCATTAATATATTGCTGTTTTCTTGCTGTAAGTACTTCTCTTAAATTGTTGTTGGTTATTTCTTGAAACACATTTTGTTTAGTCAACCAAGCAAAAAGCCATAGTGTAGTACACAAATCATCATTAACAGAAGGGTCTTGTGATGCATACGATTTTTTGTATATCGCAAACAACCCAAGTTCTTCAATTATCTTGTGGGAGTTTAAAAACAACTGGTCTTTTTCAATAAGGTCTTTTAGGACTGAACATCCAAGAGACTTCACTTTGGATGTTGTTCTTACACCGGGATACCCACGTGTTTGAGACAACTCATTGCCTTGAGTAAAATATAGGTTTTCATACTCATATTCATACCATATGGTGTTGGACACTTCTTCACCAAGGTCATTAATTTCAACTAAAATAAACGCATCGTTGTATTGGCGTGCAGTATTATATATCAAGTGTGGTAGCTCAAGAGTTGATATTTCGTTGTCTTTATATACAACAACTACTTTATATGGCATTGAGGTGACATCAATCACCGAGAAAGCTGAAAAGTCGTGGTGCCGGCCTCTTGATACGTCTACTGTAATTACATAAGAGCTATCTTTTTCTGGAGGAAAAAATACCTCAAGATTGTCTTTCTGAAGGATAGGCACACCAAGTGGTAGGGTGGCCAGCTTAGCACCATCCACTAAAGTATATGATGATCCCTCAAATGTACACTCAATCTCTTGTCTATATTTAACTTCGCCAAGCTTAACTTTCTGAGCATTGGCCCAATCAAGTGTACGTCTTGGATTTTCTTGCCACTTACCTTCAACAGTGACAAAATCGTTGTTTTTATTTGTTGCCTCAACCCACAGCTTATGATAGTGGTTTAGACCATTTGGGGTTGATATGATGATTAGCTTGGAAGACTCTGATGAAGATATTGTGGGGAATACTGAAGCAATAAACTCTTCCGCTAGGTTTGGACTTAGGTGTGCAAACTCATCTAGGAGGAGAAGGTTGACAGACATACCACGAACTGCAGAGGCAGATGTTGCTGAAGCAATACAACGACTTCCGTTTTCCAGGACGAGTGATTTTTTGTTCCACTCAACAACTCCTTGCTGGAGCCATTGCGGAAGGTTTTCAATGATAAACTGAACTCGCCCAAAGATTTCAATGGCAATTGCTTGTTTGTTTGCTAAGATAACAGCGGTCTTGTTATCATTGAATAAAACGTACCAAGCAAAGTAGGCTGCAACAATAGTCGACTTACCTGCTTGACGGAACAGCTTGCCAAGAGTGTTCTTGTTTTTGTGGATGGTATCAATAATCCGCTCTTGATATGGAAACGGAATAAATGATACTACTCCATCGTCAAGGGACACAATCTTTGCATATGTTCTAATGAAGTATAATGGGTCCCGAGCACACTTAATATACTCCTGAACTTGATCCTGACTAAAAGCAACTTGAACACCAGCTGCTTTTAAACTTGGATTTCTATTGTAAACTTGCATCACAGATCAAGCCAATTCTCTTCAGTGATTGTTCCTGTTGTGGGATCAATCTCTGCATTAAATACAGAGCTAATAACAGGTTCATTTACACCAACATTGGCATTAACGTTATAGATTCGTTTGTTGGAGTTAATATTACCAAACAAGTTAACTTTCAATTGAAATGTTAGAGTGTGAGTAACAAATCGTCTTGTTTGAAAGTCTCCGTCGTATTCATCCTGAACTTGAACACTGTTTAAAATAACAGGTACATCCTGGATAATATTCATTTCTGGAATGACATTTATTGACAGAGTATATTCAGGAGCAAATGTAGGAAGAATTTGTTCGATAATCTGCAACCCATCTTCTTGTGTTTTTGTTAACACGTAGAGAGATATATCTACAATATAGGGTACCGGGGTAAATGTATCCGTTGATCCATCTGGTGTTATACACGAAATCTTATTCAACTTACCCAATTTACGTTGGGCATCATAGGTATATCCCGTAATCTCAAACGACATTCTTGGTAGAGATACATATGTGTGATTTTCTAAAGTGGGATCAGAATCAAGTCTAACTAACCATTTTTCTTTCGGAGCATATGCAACAGGAATCTGTAGCCGCTGGATTGTATCTCCGTTTACTGAGTCACCTTGTTTACGATCAATATAAACGTCAGAAAACAACCGTCCAAAAGCAACGATTGTTTTCCTAATAATTCCATGATAAAATATTTGATTTTTTAACATTTTATTCTGATCCTGGTGGCGCTATTTGACCTTGTGGTAGAGGAGTTAACTCACCAAATGGATTCTCTTCGCTGAACACAACACCTTGTGACTGTTGTTTAAATGAGTTGTTATCACCAAATGAATCAGTACGATCAACATTGATGTCAATTGCAGCCGCGGCAAGAGCACCTGCTCCATCCCCTACAATTGTGACCTCTGGAGGCGTTGTGTATCCTGTGCCACCCTTTGTTACTGTGATTGATTGTACAGCGCCATCCACAATGTTTGCGGTTGCAGCTGCGCCTCTACCAGTAGTAGAAGTAAATTGGACGGTGGCTGTACTATATCCAAATCCGCCATTAAGCATGTCAATCTTAGTTACTCTACCAGTTCTATTACGTGTTGTATTTGTAGAGAATGTTTTGAGTGTCTCAAATGCATCAATCTCTTTAATACCAGTATCGATACGTTCTGAAGAGTATTGGAACAGTTCCACTTGAAGCTTGAATACGTACAACTTACCAAGCTGGTAGAATGGATCCTGATGCTTTACAAACTTAATTTCAAACAACCCCTTTGTTAATGGGAAGTATATTAAATCGCCTTCATTAGGCCGAACAGGAATTGTAGTTTGGCCATGCCGCCCAACAAGCTGTTCCCAGCGACGGCGCGCAACTACAAGAGTTGCTGACTGCTCCATCATTAGACCAAACTTTTGTAAGAATGCTCCCTGACCATCAAACGAATCAACGTTCTCAAAATACATCTCGATTGGATATGATGTTTTGAATTCGCTTAGTCGATCTTCTCCAAGGATTTCATCTTTGGATACAAGTCTGCGGGGAATGTAATAA